ACTTCAGGCAGGAATATTAGCTTTAGTTAGTTGGTTATTTAAAACAGTTAATGAACTTCAATCTTTAGTAGCAGTTTATATGGTGCAAATAAATAAATTAGAAGAAAATGTAGTAGATCTTGCTATGAGAGAAAAAGAATTAAATATGGCTTTAACAGAGGTTTTAATAAAACTTGGTGGTAATTAATGGCTAAATATATTGCAATTAATACTAATAACATCAGAATCAACTTAAATAAAGGAAACTATGATTTGCCTGTTTTTGAAGTAACTAATGAACAGGGAGAAAAAGAATTACTTAATGCTAAACATATAGAGCTAATTGGTAATGCAAAGCTTAAATATAACTTAATTAAAGAAGAAAATCCTAATGATGCACAAGTTTGGCTAGAAGTTGATGATATTAAAGTTAAAAAGAAATGTTCTAAAGAAAAAGTTAATAATACTTGGGTTAGTGTTTGTAACTGCAAACATGGAGATAAATCACACAATTAAGTTATAATTTATCTATGGATTATATTGATGATATGTCTTTAGCTCTACCTAATCAGCAACAGGTTGGAGAAAGTAATGCAGATTTCAAAAGATTTCAATATTATTTAGGTTTAGGAGCTTCCAGATCTTATGAAAAAGTTTCCAATAATTTCACTATTACAGATAGGAGAGTAAAACAAATAGCTGCTAAACATCAATGGCAGGACAGAATAAAAGCTATCAATAGAATGCTTAATGAGCAGATAGTAAATGAAGTTTTAGCTCAAGTTGGAGAAACTGCTAGAGATTTAGCTGATGAATTAAAGCCATTAATTTTTAAAATAATAAATGAAATAAATGAAAGAGATTTAGCTTCTATGAATCCAATTGAACTTAAAGGATTATTAGATATTTGCTACAAGATGATTTCTCAGATTTATGGACTAGGAAATCCTCAAGTTCAAGTAACACAAATAGAATATCCTCAAATAAAGTTCAAATGGGATTGGGAGCAAGATGATGAAACAGATTATTGAAGCTAATCCTCCAGATCTACATTCTGGGCAAATAGAAGTAATACAAGCATTAAATGAAAATAGATTTGTTATTGCTGTATGTGGTAGAAGATGGGGTAAAACTACTTTATCTTTAGTTGCTGCAGTAGATCAAGCTCTTAAGGGTTTAAAGGTATGGATTATCTTTCCTGTATATCCTCAAGCTTTAGAGAGTTGGCTTAATCTTAAATCATTAGTTAGACAATTACCTGAGGATTATGCAGAAACAAGAGAAGTAGAGAAAAGAATAGTTTTAAAAAATAAAGGCTCTATACAGATTAAATCAGCTAATAAACCAGAAACTCTTAGAGGAGCAGGTGGTATATCATTAATTATCTTTGATGAGGTTGCTTATCAAGATAAAGAAACTTGGGAAACAGTTAGACCAATTCTCTCTGATTCATTAGGTAAAGCTTTATTTATATCTACACCTAATGGAATGAATTGGTTTTATGAACTCTTTGATAATGCTAAAAGAAAGAAAGATTGGAAAGTATTTCATTATCCAACAGAGCAATCTCCTAGAATAAATAAAGATGAATTAGCACAAGCAAGAGAAGAACTTGGATCACTTGTCTATGCTCAGGAATTCTTGGCAGAATTTACAGAAGTTGGACACATGTTCAAAAGAGAATGGTTTAAATACTATGATGTTATTGATGGAGATGATCCAGAATATATCTTAGGAGATGAAGTAGTAAAGCATTCAGAACTATCAATCTTTGGCACTATGGACACAGCACTTAGTATTAAGGAAACTGCTGATTATTCTGTAATAATGGCTATTGGAAGTACTCCTAATGGTAAGCTATTAATAATGGATGTATTCAGAGCCAGATTAGAAGCTCCTGATTTGCTCCCAAAGATAGAATCAATGATTAATAAATATAACATGTCTTGGTTGGGAGTTGAGGATGCTTCTTTTGGTTTAGGTATTATTCAGATGGCTAGGAGGCAGGGTTTGCCAATAAAAAACTTAAAGGCAGACAAGTCTAAAACTGCTAGAGCTGTTCCTGCTGCTGCAGGTGTAGAAAATGGCTCTATTTGGTTTTTGAAAAATGCTAAATGGCTTGTAGAATTTGAAAGAGAATTAACTAGCTTTCCATCCTCTGGATCTCATGATGATATGGTGGATGCACTAGCTTATGCAGCTAGATATGGAATAGTT